CAAACCCCCTCCCTAAGAAAGACCCGACAACATGGATTACCCCAGAGAGCACCACGAGGGATCGATGCAAGACGACCCCATGAGGTACGGCGGACAAGGAAGGAGTGCATCCCCCGAGTACCATCCACGCTCACCCGGGCGGGATAGTCCCGAACCTGAACCGATCGGCGAGAGTAGTCGGAAAAGAGCACGCTCACCGACTTTGAGTGACTCGAGCCAGCAAGAGATTGGTGAGCGTCGTGGCATTGCCAAGGGCGGGCCTCAGCTGGCAAGATGGAAGAGGAGGAGGGCCATGGTCCGGCAGGACGAGTCGGACGAGATCAAGGGGACATACCGGAACCGGTACAGGTTCCTGGAGTACCTCGGCCGATACGAGACGGAAGGGAAGATACACCTCAACAAGCAGTTGGAGAAGGGGCCTGACCCTCTCCTTCTGTACTTCCTCTTCGACACGAAGCGAGAAGCGCCCATCGATCTGCAGGACGCTGTCTTCTTCGTCGCTGGAGATGCGCAGCAGCACTACCACTTCAGCTTTTATGATCGACCGGATTTCCCGCCCCCCGACAAGTACGCACACGCGCGGGAGGTGGCCTTCGCACGTCTGGTGAGCCATCATAGCTTGCTGGACCCGGTCGACATGTGGGATGAGGGTGATCTCAAGGACGCTAGAATCAATGAGAGCAGTCACCCTGGAATACGCTGGCGGGTTGCCGGATACAAGGACAAGAAGGACGCTAAGATCCCGGCTCTGCATGAGGCGCAAGGGTGGTTCCGACGCCTCAAACGCGGCGAGTGGGTTCAACCAAGTCCCGTGCTCGCTGGAGGCCGGGGAAAAGCTACTACGCGGTCTAAGACAAGGCTCAAAGGAACACAGGCGGTTGGTCGTCTCTTGTCTCTGGTCGACTTGAGTGACTTTCTGCTGAGTGCCGTTGGGTCCCAACGCTTGACTGACGCTTTCGCCGCCGAAGGTGGACGTGGGACGGCACTTGGAACCACTTACTATCACGGGCAGTCCAAGAAGTTCCTTCATCGTTACCTCGACAAGGTGAAATACTACTGTGCGGACGCCAAGAAATATGACTCGAGCCTCAAACCCTGGGGAATTGAGCGCATATTCCAATTCCTCCGGCTGCAGGTGGTCGGAGGGGATAAACCAGAGCTCGATGTCCTTTGGCGCCACTACTCCCGAAGTCTTTGGGAGATAGACACCGTGTTCGGGGACGGCAGATGCTGGCGACGTCGGACAGGATCGTGCACTGGCAGTGTTTGGAACACGCTCGTCCAGTCCTTCTACACCATTTGGGTGGTGTATACGGTGGTCGCCTTTCATTGTGAAGACGATCTACCGAGAGCGTGGGCTGAGCTGGAGGTGACTGCGTTGGGTGACGATCATCTGACCGGAATGGGGCCGTGGTTGGCTGATAGGCTGACGGCGGACGTTTTGAGCGCGACGGCGCTGGAGGCTTTCGACGTCACATGGGAGAACGAGAAGACGTCGATGCAAGTGAGCCTCTGGTCCAGACCGCCAAGTGAGTGGGGCGCCCAGTTTCTGGGGAAGTACTTCGACGGATACGTCCCGGTGCGACCCTTCTCGGAGACGTTCGAACACATACTGTTCTCCGAGTACGGGAAGTACACGCCTAATGACACATACATTAGGGTGTTGGGCAATTATCTGGACGGGGCTGGGAATAAGCAGACCGCGGAATTCCTGGACGCCTATCTGGACTGGTTGGAGAAGAACACGGACGTGGAGAGGGACACCCTGGAGTGGCCCTCCTGGGCTCATCGGATTGTGATGAAGCAGTACGTGGAATGGAAGCCGATCACTGTACCGGCCCACCGCCTCACTCGCGAGGACGTCCTCGCCTTGATGCTCCTCCCTCCCTCGGAACTCGGAACAATTGGGTGAACATTTGGCCTTGATAGGGTATTGTAAACTAGCTTAGGTGTGGG